GCAGGAATAAATGGAATAGCCATGTTGAGGTTTCAATGATGATTAAGTATAAGACAGATGAAAATGGAGAGATTTTAGATAGGAAAGTAAGTGTCCATACAAATGAAAAGACGCAGGAGTAAAGCGTGACTTACGTTTTGATGTAAAATCCCACAAACAACATAGGAGCTATCTTGGATAAGCCTGAGCTACTTAAACTTCAGTACCATGCAGAATCACTTGCAGCTAAGTTGCCTGATGATGAAGACTTGCAAAAACACGCATGGGCTATCACATACCTAGCACAGTTCTTGCGAACAGGAATCAAACCGCCAGACTATGATGAAGTGACTAACGATGAGGCGGAAGAAGTCGATGATTAGCTTATGTAAACCATATCACCCACCAACACCAGAAGCATTAGCTATTGGGTTATCAAGTCTTGCTGCGCGAAATGTAGGTAACAGCTTTGAGCTATACTGGTACTTAAAAGAGCATCCGCAAGACCCGCGACCAGATGGATTGATGGAGGCGATTGCGCCACAGAAAACGTGGTTGAATAGAATTGGTGAACTAGCCTCTTACGGCACAGACTGCGTATGCTGTCTTGGCTGGAGAATAATTGTAAGTGGGATAATTGGAATAGGAGTAGGAAAATGGATACTTTAGTAATTGAAGCAAGCTGTGGTAGAAAAGGCTGTGATGCAGCCGATGGTGCTGAGTTAGACAAGTATGGAAACCCATTACACCCTGCATTTTTGCAGTGCCGTGCTGATGAGGATTTCCAGCACATTATGTTAAATATCGTAGAAGCTGTTGGCAGAGTGGCTTATGCAGCGGATTGCAAATCCGTTTAGACAGGTTCAATTCCTGTACAGCTTTCCATGTCAGAGTACATAAAAGAGCATTTGCTTGCTGGCGCTGGTTTTGCTGAGGTTGGCGATTTGGAAGGTGGATACACGCCAGTAAGAGAGGTAATTGCCTACTTGCGTAGCCTACCAGATGCAGAGCTAGGTATTCTCATTGATGACTGGTACTTGGCTCACACAAGCCTTGTTGCGCGAGAATTAAATGGCGCTGATAAGAATGAGAAGGCGGCAATTGATTCTCGCCTAAGTTTGGCGCGTGAACATGCCAACATATTTGGCGACAGAACAAACTCAAAGAGAAAAGTATCAGGTAGCAAATCCATCAACATTGGCAATGTTCCGACATCGAAAAAAGATACAAAGGATGCTAAGTGAGTGACGGGTTTGTTTTTCTCGGTGATGAAACAATTGATGCATTCATGGCCGACCACGAAAGCCATGTTAAGTTTCTTGGTGGACCTGTAGGGACTGGGAAATCAGTAGGGTGCTTGTTTGAAGTAGCCAGATTTTGCCTTCGAGCAGTTCCTGAGAATGATGATGGCACTCCAGCTAAAGCCAAGGCGCTTGTAATCCGCCAAGACCAATCAAAGATTAAATCAACTGTCCTCCAAACATTCAGGTCATTGTTTGGCAAGGTGTCAGATGATTTGACAAAGATGGCTTATCCTATTGTTGTTGAGGATTTACCTTTCAAGGGTGAAATTGACGGTGTAGAGCGTACTGTTCTAATTACATGGGTGTTCTTAGGCGTAGCTTCATTAGACGAGGCAAATACAAAGCTAAAGTCATTTGAAGCCACTTGCGCCTACATCAATGAGACGCAGACATACGAAGGCACTTGGATTGTCAATAATACGTTTGAGCGACTTGGGCGTTATCCAATGCCTAAGCGTGATGAAAATGGAGACATCCTAGCAACTGGCTACCAAGGTCAACGCATGATTGTTGCTGACTTTAACCCTCCAGCAGATGACCATTGGCTTTACAAAGCTGATAAAGAAGATGCAAAGCCAGCTACATGGAGGTTTTATAAATACCCGCCACCACTGCTTTACATCAAAGACGTGGATGGAAACATTGTAGATTTTGAACCAAATCCAGAAGCCAAAGATTATGCCAAAAAACAATCATCTGGTTACAACTATTGGCTAGACCAAGCAAGAGCGCTGGTAAGGCAGCCGGGCGGTTTGCGCAAAATCCGAATTGATATTCAAGGGGAGTATGGTAATAGCTATGCGGGTAAACCCGTATATGAGGAGTGGGACGATGACCTACATATTGCAAAAACAAAGCTAGTAGCTAATAAATCAAAGCCATTTTACGTTGGATTTGACCATTCAGGCGTTAATCCAGCTATGGTGATAGCTCAAATGGGTGATGGCGGATTGGCTATCATCCATGAGCTTTATGCTGGCGAAATGACAGTAGAGGACTTCTTAGACGAGGTATTTGTTCCATTGCTTAATGAGTATGGATATGACCGTAAAAATATGACAATCATCCTAGACCCACATGATGCAAGGGATAGAAGCGGTCAAACAACCAAGCGTATGCTGCTGAAAAAGCAGTTTAGAGCAGTGCATTCAAATACGAACGACCCTGTTAAGCGGCAAGGTGCTGTAAAGCATTACCTTACGCGTAGGCTAATGAAGGTTGATAAGTCCTGCAAGATGCTTATTGAAGGATTTCGTGGAAAATATAACCGTGAAAAAATACGTGGAACTGAGCATTACAAAGCAGTGCCAGATGCTAATAAAAATGAGTGGTCCCACGTTAATGACTCATGCCAATACTTGGTAAGTTTCCTGAAATATGGTGCAGGTCTTGACCGTGATGTTGCTACAAACCGCCAAATACAAGAAGGTCGTAGCCGTGGATTTGGCGGCGTTGTAATGTAGTTTTATGCTACTTCGCGCTCAAGCATCGAAAGTCCATCTGCAATGGGATAAAAAAGCTCTTGCGCCTCTTCTAATGATTCTGGAATAACTCCTCCGTTGCGTTGCAGGATGTACGTTTCAATCAGATGGCACATTGGTGAGCTAATAAACGCATTGCATTTCATATCTTTTGATATGCGCTCGATACGCTTGACCATATCTAGCCGTGTAACTATTATCCCCTAATGGCTGACACGAAACTTACAACTTCATTAGCGGATGCTCAAAAGCGTCTGCGTGAAGCTGTTTCGTCTAGTGAACAGCTAAGTAAGCTCTTTTCCGATTATTTGCGGATGCTCGAACAAAGCTACGAATCTGATTTGCTTCAACTCGCTAGACAGGCTGTGGGGATAGTCTCTAGTGAACAGTTGATTCGCTCTCAGGCTAGTGTCATTGGTGCGATGCACTCTATCAAAGAATTACGAGAAGTGTTTGTCCATCGTCCCGTCACCCACACGGAAACGTCACAGCAAGGAGCTATGAATGTCGGAAGTTATTGAATTGAATGGCGAAAGCCAAGTAGAAACCCAAGTTATTGCAAATGTACCAAGTGATTTAGAAAATCAGCTAACTACTGGTGATTTAGAAAACAAAGTGCAAGCACCAGCAGGGAATGATGCGAATAAGCGCCGCGAGGGGCAAATTCGTGCAGAAGAGAAGCGTAAACGTGAGCAAGAGGAGCGTGAAGCACGTTTGGTAGCAAGTGCAGTAGAGACGGCTTTATCAAAAGTAATGCCACAATTTACTCAACAGCGTCAGGAAGCGCCACCAGCAAAGCCTGAATTGCCAGATGTATTCGCAGGAATCTCTCCAGAGGCATTAGAGCAGTACAGCGAGCTTCGCCCAATTTTGGAGCAAGTAGCTAACAATGCAGCTAACCGTGGTCGTATGCAAGCTACTCAAGAGTTTGAAACCCGCTTTGGTCAAATTGACCAGAGATACGGTGACAAGTTCAGCGAGATTAGTGGAGTATTGCCACAACTACAACAAGGCATGGTTAATTCTATGGCTGGCGTTGATAGCAGCATTCTAAGTGACCCGGCTTTTCAAGACTACTTGGAAGGAGAAACTGATGCAGGTGTGTCAAGGCGTGACGCTATGGCATTTTGGCAAAAGTCAGATCCTCAAAAAGCCGCAGTAATGCTCGGTAAGTTTTCAGCAAACTTCCAGCGTGAGACAAAGCCTATCACTGGTTTCGACCACATGGCAGCGCCAGCTCAAAGCAACGCAACAGTTCAATCAAGTCAACCGGCAAAACGATTTTCGCTTGCAAAGATTCAATCTATGCGTGAGGCAGAGCTAAACAAGCAGAACCCAAGTTCTCAAGTTTTACAGCAACTCCGCGAAGTTGAGACACGAGCGAGACAGACAAATACTCTCGATTCTTAATTAAAGGAAATATATCATGGCAGATTCAAGCCGTTACGGTGGTTCAGCAACCACATTTGCATCAGGTTATCCAGACCACTCTGGTACTGCTCAGTGTTTTGATTACGCTGGCATTATAGAAAATATCCATTGTGAACAAATTTTCACAAAATTGCCATTGGCAAAAGCATCTCAGCGTTTGTTGCCTGACCCAAAATCATGCGCAGCACCGCGTCGATTCTTAACCGTAGGTCGTCCTAACGTCTATGGTTATTCAATCAACGGTGCATTGAATGCTGATGTGGCTACAGCTTGCGAAGTTGAATACAAGTTGGGTGGCTTCCACTACACACGTATCAAGCGCAACAAGCTAGACAATTTGGTTTCATGCACCAAAGCTGACATCGACAAAGCAGTTATGCGCGAAGGCGAGTTAGCATTGGCAGAAGATGTTGATGCTCGTATGTCTTGTGCATTGCCTGCGTTGGCTTCTGCATGTACCCAAGGCGCTAATGCTGGCATGTCTGGCATTGATTTAGGTACATTGGCAAACCCAGTGCAATTGTCACGCAAAATTGATGACGGCACAAAGACCTATGTGTGGGACTACCTCTTAGCAGGTCAACAAGTCATTGATGAAATGGGTTTAGGCGCTGGAGAAATTGCGGCAGTTGGACCTACTGCATTGAAGTACCTTTTGACAAACTCAGCACATGCAACCAATGCAGAGTTGACAGGCGGCACATCAAGCTATACAGATAGCAAGTTCTGTAGCGGTATTTCTGCCCGTTGCGGCTTGGAGTTCTACGCTGGAAACTGTATTTCTGCCGTTGGAAAAACATCGTCTGTTCCAGCAAAGCCAATCTACCGCATTATGTGGATTAAGAAAAAGCACTTTGACATGGCGATGGGTATGGTCTTGAATGAAACTGGTGTCCGCAATGGTGCTGGCATGGATTTATTTGATACTACAATGATTCGTGATGGCTGGGCGGTAACGCACAAAGAAGCAATCGCAGTCGGTTACTTCACAATCTAAGGAGAAAATAAAATGACAGTTTATAACCTTTCAGTTGGCGGTGGTCGCATCCGCAACATGTCTTGTGGCGGTGTTTTTTACCCACAAAACTATCCTACTTGCTGCGATTTGGGTGGTCCTGATACAGCGCATAACGAGCATTCAAACCAGTATTTCCGTGCGCTGAACTTCATGGGCGAAAAAGCGCTGGCTTGCTGGTGTGACGAGAATGGCGAAAACATTGCCGCTGGCGATAAGTTTGTGTTGTTCCCAATCCATGCTGGTCATTTAGCTAAATCGTTGTCATTCCGAAACATTCATGGTTGTACTGGTTTGCAGTACCACTTTGAAGTTATTGACTTGGCAAAATTGGAAGCAAACCCAGCAGTTGCTCCTGAGTTGACTTTTGACCCTGTAGATGGCGCAATTGCTGTTGACGGATGGGTTGATATTACAAAACTCAATGGAGGCGACCCTTACTTTGGTAAGGTATTTGGCACTGTTGATGGCAAACCATGTGCAGAACATAAAGTCTTGGCTTTGGTTTTGGACGCTTTGCCAGCAGACGGCGCAGAGCCAGCATCAGGCGTATGTGTACCATGTACGCAACTGAAGCTCGGATGCGGTGGAAGCTGCAAATTATCCTGTATCAACGTAGAAGTTACCGTTCCTGTAGAGGTTCACGGCGGTTTGCGCACAGTTTAATTTGAAATCTTGTAAGTTTCATGTAAGTTTGGTGTAATATATTGGGGCGGCGTAAGACCCGTCCCTGTATTTTTACACCAACTAACTATGCAAGCAAATTCAAAAGACCATGCGCACAAGATGGCGCACAACTTCAAGTACGGTTATGCCGTGAACATTGATGTTGAAAAAGGGCAAGACTTTGGAACATTCAATGTCCTGACCAGAGTGGCGACCAGAGATGGAACTGGCGTATTTCATGCCATCCAAGGTTCAGGATTTACGAAGGTGGTAACTTACTTCACTGACGAAATGGTGACAGATGACCCTAGCGATAGATTAAGACACTTTACAAATGTAATGGACATAGTAGAGGGAAGAAAATCAAACAAGGCGCTTGGGGTTTTAGTGCGACAAGCAAGTTTAGAAGATGATGAAAAAGCATTACGCAATGTCCTCGAAAGTTTCGGACGTGATGGAGTAAGTGCCGATAAGGTTAATCTAGCAACTGAGATTATTCAAGCATCAAAAGAGGGTGCTAATCTTGACATGAGGGATTACTTATGAACCCATACGTCGATGAAAATGATATGCCAGTTGTGCATGAAGATGCTTATTGGTACGTGTTCGATACAAAAGAGCGCGATGCTTATTTTGCAGCAGTAAACAAGCGTCCAGTTTATCCAGAAGAGCTTACTCAGTTCGTTGTAAAGTCTTTTCCTTACTATTTAACACCTGACCAGATTGATGTAGAAATTGCTCGTATTTTGGGTGTAAGACTAGATGCAATAGACATGCCAAAAGAAACGAAAGACTATATCAAGCGCGATGAAAAAGTAAAAGCGATGGCTACCCACTGGGAAAAGTGGCGAACGGAAACTAAATTTAGCATCCGAGCATATGCAAAGCAAGTATTAAGCTATGACATTGATAACGGCGGTATTAAAATTCATGGCGAAGATGCAACGCGAATTAAAAACCAAGACCCATCGTTAGAGGATGAGCTAATCAACACAGCTTATGACCAAATGACCAGATGGAAACTAAGTCGAGAAAAAAATGCCCTGTGATACTCTAAGCCAATGGGTTGAAAAGCTACGCATACTTGCGGTTGACCGTGAGGATATTTCATTTCCAGTCGATGAAAAAGTAAACGCATTAAACATGGCAATTCAAGCCGTGTCATTGATGCGTCCTGACCTTTACACAGAGACTATCGAAGTTGAATTAGTAGCTGGCTCTGAGCAGGTTTTACCAACTGGTGTAACCGCTATTGTTGGTGATATACAGACTATTTGCATTGACAAAGATGGCAAGCAAACAGAAGGAAATATCGCCAAACAAGCTGACGAAAGCGAAGTAAGAGCATTCTCATTCTTCAAAGATAAAAAATGCTTGGGTGAAAATGCGAAGTACACGAGTGACAACACTTGCTCGAAGTGGCAGCTTACAAGCTATACGCACGACCCACGCGCACCACAGAGATTACTTGTCCAGCCGCCTATTCCTGATGGGCTAAAGCCTAAAATCAAAGTAGTAGTACAGCGTTGCCCTGATTGTTTCACATGGAACACGGATAAAGGCAAAGAGCTACCTTGTAAATATGCGCCAGCTATTGCAGAATATGCCATGTACGCTCTATACAACACAGAGCAGGAAAGCGAGTTTTCTAAAGCAAGAGCTGATTCACACTTCAAGCGTTATGCAGATTTAATGGTACTTGGATACCGTGCAGATTCACGCTATGGAAGCGGATATTACCTTGGCCAAGTTGGTGATAAAGATATTGGCGTTGTAAGGGGTTGATATGCTTGCTTTTAACGGTCATTGTGTAAAAATGTCATCATGCAAACTGTACCGTTATCAGCATTTTTCCCTACTGTTTTAAGCATCGCCTCTACTGCCTCAAGCACAGCGGCAGAGCATTTCATTTTGCAATCTGCTATTGAGGCAGCTAAACGTACTCGCTCTATCAAACAGTCAAATGTTGTGGATGCGCAAGCTGGCGTAAGTGAATATCCAATTCCTTTGCAAGATGGGTACAGTTTAGTCTTGATTGAGCAGGTATCTGTAAATGGCATTTGCTATCAACCTACTAGAGAGCGTCCTTGCCCTAAAGCACCCGTTATCCAAGAGCCTGAGTGCAACAAGCCATGTCCATCATCATGCCCGACAGTGCAAGCATGTGGTGCTGGAACACTGGAAGGCAATTGCGGGATGTCATTTAGCGGTAGTGGAACGTTCTATGTCAATGCTGGAACAAGCATAATCCTAGACCCGCCTCCATCAAGAGATGCAGATGGTGCTATTCAGGTTGAAATGGCTGTAGCGCCATCAAGATTTGCATGTGAAATACCAATTGAATTTTGGGAGCAGTGGAGCAATGATATTGCTGATGGTGCGCTGTCCAATTTGTTGCTACAAATAGGCACAAAACACTTCAAACCAGACTTAGCTGTCCACTTTCAAAAGAAGTGGGAAAGGTCGTTACGTCGAATGAGAGGGCAAAACTTTGTGAACTATGTTACTGGTGATGAAACAATCAGACCAGAGGTAAATCTGTGGTGAAGTACATTGAATTAACACCAGAATCCGTCAAGGTTTGCTTTCCTGTACCAAGAGTAAGTAGCAAGCCATTCCCAATTAACAATTTGACAATGCGGGTGACGCGAGAAGGGCAAAAGAACCCTATTGCAGAATACCCAGTAGAGTATGGAGAGTCAGGAACTATCTGCTTTTTGATTGACGACGATTTAACAAGTGCGAAGTCTGGTTGGTACATCGGCGTGATTAGGCATTGTGGAAAGCCAGTGCATAACGTCCGCATGAAAGTGCCGCGCTATACGTTTGGAGATGCCAGTGTGTTAGATGCAAAATATGGTTGTGGTGATGATGTATGTGTAGAGGATGAGAAATGTCCTCAGCCTATTTTAAGTGGTTGTGGTGGCTGTAGCGCAGGGTGCGCTGGTTGTACGAAGGATTAAATATGTTTATAGGCTTAGATGGGGCTGTTGAATCCCTAACAAATTCAATATCTGCAACAGAGACTGAGATTCCTGTCAGCGGAAGTATTGCCACTTTAATTGGCGCAAATACAAGCAAACTACGAATCAGTGATGGTGTTTACACAGAGTATGTCAAGGTAGCTGGTGTTTCTGGCACTAAGCTAACAGTCCTGCGCGGTCAGGATGGCTCTACGGCTAGAGCGTGGGCTACAGGCGCTTGTGTTAGCTATGTTATGACAACCTCAATCGTGTGCGAATTGATAGCGCAAGGTGGGTGTGCTGCCACTGGAACTTGCGCCGCAGTAACTTATGGCACAAAGAGCGTTCCACAAGCCGTTATCGGAAAGCCGTGGAGTGCCGTAGTTGCTTTTGCAAATTCTACTGCTGTTAGCGTAGAAGCAAAGCCATCATGGGCTTCTGCTGTAATCAATACTGGTGTTGCTATTCTTACTGGTACACCACCTGTAGGAGCAGTTACAGAGCCGTTAATCGTCAAAGCAAATGGGTGCAACGCAAGCGTAGTTGTTGTCCATGATTCAGTCAGTATTTGTGAGCAAGTGAGCGCGACATGATAGCCCTAACATTCCCAAATGCAACCAAAGGCATTCCGTACAACGAATGCGTTGAGATTACTGGCTCACTCCCAATCAAACTTCTCACGTCTAGCGTTGACGGAGTAAAGATGGTTGGAAATATGCTTTGCGTAAGCATTGAAAACCCTCAATCAGATGTTGATGTTGCTGTATCGCTGCAAGGTGCATGTACAACTTGTCAGCCTGTTACTGCGATTGGTAGTATTGCCGTCAGCGCTGGTGGTTGTGAATGCACTCCAGTTTCAATACAGGCACAAACTGTGCCAACTTTAGTGGTTGGTGAGGAATACTATGCAGTTATAGAGATTAGCGGCACAGGGCCATTTGAGTTTTGTGGTGCAAGTGTGCCACGTTGCATGAACGCAAAAATTAACGGCAATGTCGTGACTATTTCTGGCAAGCCTGAAGTGGCTGGCGCTGTTGTTTTTAGCGTTAAATCAACATGTGAGCCATGCTCTGACTGTGTGACGTTTCGGATTGGTTAAAAATGACTTGCACAGCAAACAGCACAACTAACGCAGATGGTTTGACCATTACGCCTACAGAGGTTGGCTATGGTTGCGCTCCAGCGTGTACAGAATGCGTTGCCCCAGTAGGTCAAACGCTGACAATTAGCGTAGAGCAAGGTGAAACATTTAGCCAAACACTAAATCCTGACTCAAGCTCTCCTCAAACAGTAAACGCGGTAAGTACAGACGCATGGGCTATCGCTGAAGTTGTTGGTGGACTGGCAGTTTTAAGTGGAACAGCGCCAAATGTAGAGGGAACATATCCGCAAGTCATTATTGTCGGTAATGAGTGCGGTCAGGCAACGGTTGTTGTAAAAATTATTGTAGCCCCTCCTCCATGCACACCAACACCAGACATAGTAGATGACATCAGCGTAACAACTTCAACCAGAAAAGTAGATGGCAAGTTTGGGTTGTCATCAAGCGGACAGAAAATTGTTTCAAAAATACTGCCGTCAGGTGTGAGTGCGGATATTTATGGCTCTGAGTTGCAGGTTACAGGGACTTACAATGGAGCTTTCCCTGCTCCATACTCAGTCGTGGTTAAAGGGGATTGCGGAAATTACATTGTCAGTGGTTCTTTGATAGAGTGTATTGCCATTGTGCAAACAGGAACAACAGGCTCGAGCGAACTGCAAAACGGAGTTCCTTCGACATATTGTGCAACGGTTAGTGGAGTTGGCATATCAGTCACAAAATCATCAGGGATGCCTGCTGGCATTAGTTTTTTGGTGACACAGCTTACTCCAACAACTAGCAGTATTTGCTTGATTGGTGCTCCTAGCGGGCTACAAGATAAAGGCGAGGTTCAATTATCTCTGTCGAATGCATGTGGCAAATTAGACTTGTCTATGCCGTACACAAAAAAAGAACCAGCTGCGGGTGCTTGCGTGGCTACAGCAAAGGTAGGAGAAACTGGAGCGCAGACATTTACTTACGGCGTTGCTGGCTCTCTTTGCTACACTTACACTGGGCAGGCGTTGACAATGATTAACGCTGATACTCCTCCATTAGGTCTTGCTATCGCAGTAAGCGGGACAGGACCTTGGACAGTTTGCTTATCAGGTACGCCCATGCTTGATTTAGGCGTTGGCAATGGGACATCAGGAAGTGTTGATTTTGAGCTAAAAGGTGACTGTGGAACGACTACTCACAGCATCCCGTACGTTATCCCATCGCAACCAGCCAAACCTACTTACTGCATTGGCGTGTATGAATACAACCCAACAACAAACGTTCTGACTGTGTGGGGTGCTGCACCGAGTTCTGTTGTTGACATCACCAACGCAACTCCATCATCACTTCTACTTGATTCGTTTGGGTACGGAACTGTGACGTTGACCCCCACAGCAGTAGCGCCAGATTGCGTTGAAATATCACACCCAACTTGTGCGCTTGTACGGAAACAGGCTGAAGTATTGGAGTGCGCATGAGAGGTACACGCTTTGCAGGAATGATGCTTGCGGCTGATTCACGTCAGTTGCAAGGTCATTTTGCAAACTATGCTAAAAATACTCGCCTATGGGACGGGCGACTACGAGCTTATAAAAAACCACGCAAAGCTCTTGATTGCAAACCAAAAGAATTAGCTTACTGGGACTGCTTAGAGTGCATTGAACCATGTACTGTGCAGCATGGTCTTTGCACAGCAAATGACCGAGTAACAGCAAGGAATGGAAGTTTATTTCATGCTGATGGAACTCCTGTCGGTATGCCGCGCCCGACAATTGCGCCCACTGTTTCATTATCTGAAACAGGTGAGGATTGGGTTTACTTTAGGTACTCAATGGTAAATGAACATGGAGAAGAAAGTCCAAAAAGCGACCCATCACCTCGTTTTAGAGCAGGAATAGCATCATGGGTAACGATAAAAGGTCAAGCGCCTATGCGCGTGTATGCGTACCCTAGTGGACAATTGGACGGAAGCATTGCAGAGGATGACTTTATCGACTGGAATAAACATGAAATGCTGGTTGGTGAATTTGATTCAAACACAGCCGTATTCCCTTTTGATTTCAGCAAGTGGACTGTGACTGGAGATGGCTACGACACTGACGACTGGTGTACGCCAGAAGCATGTTGTATCGTTCGCAATGAAGACATGCACTACGCAACATACAGCGGCAAAACAGTGTGGGTTTCAGAGCGTAATTTGGTCCATGCTTACCCACGTAGGCAGATGGTTCAGTTGGACAACGAAATTAAGGCGTTACTGCCATACTACGATGTATTTTTTGCATTGACAGACGGTGAGCCAGAGCTAATACGATTACCTCAGATTCAAGGTGGAGCATACGATGGGATGGTTGAAGTGCAACCTATGAAGTTTGCCAATCAACACCCGCTAGAAGGACCTGCTGTTAAAACAGACTTTGGTGTGATGTACGCTTCTCGCATGGGGATAGTTGCTTTAACTCCTACTGTACCAACAGGACTATCGTTGGTGACGCGACAAGTCTTAAATGAAGACACATGGCAGAAATATAAGCCTACAGCGGCTGTTTATGCCAATGGTGTGTTCTATGGATGGAATGACAAGGTAGGTTTTGCCTTCGACATGAAGGAAAATAACCAAGGTCAGTACGAATTACAGCAATTCATCGAGCTTGATGGCGGTGCAATAGCTGCATTGTCTGGTAAAGATGGGGTAATGTACTATGGCAAAGAAGATGTACAGGCTTGGGACGACGGCATTGGTTACATGGAGGCAGATTGGCATAGCAAGTGGTTTGTGGAGCAAGGAAACCGTGTTTTAACGGCTGCCAAAGTGGTTGGCGAGAACATAAAAGGCGTGATATTTGAACTTTGGTACAGAACATCATGTGACGGCGAGAGGTTGCTGTACCAAAAAACAATAGATTGCGATAAACCGTTCAGATTGCCAAAGATACGAGCGATTGAATACCAAATTCGCATTAAACTACCAGAATCAGACAAAGAAATAGCAGTGCATGAATTTCATGTTGCGCCTAGCATATTTGACCTAACGAAAGAAAATTGAATGTCTTGGAATACTGAGAAACAGACGGTAAGAAATGTGCTTAATAAGCACCTAAAAGATGATGCTGCCGATTTATGCATGAGATATTTTGAATCAATTAAGTGCTTTGATTCTGTAGCTCAGGGTGATTCTTTGTTGCCAGACATTGCTAATGCAATTTCTGATTTGTTAATGACCTACCCAAATAATAAATTTATGAGGGAGCATCATGGATATTTATCTGCCATTGCGATGCAGGGATTTGTTTCATGGGCTGGCGCAGTAAATGGGTTAAAAAGCAAAGACATCAATAATGTTGATGACCAAGAAAAGATGCAATTCTTGATGGCAAGAAGGCAATTTCACGAATTTGCCTGCGCGTGTTCTGACATTCAGGGCGCAGATACGGCAAATCTCCGTACAGAGCTTAACAAACTGGGGGTGCTGTAATGCCATTAAGTAGTGGAACAGGTAATTTGCAGCCAGACATATTCAACGGGCAGACTGATTACTATAAAAAAACAGTAATCCCATTAAACAAGGAGGCGGCAGCGCAACAAGGAGCAGATAGTCTGGCGTTGTATCGAGAGTGGGAAAAGTACGACAAAGCAAAAGATAGTTTTTGGAGTAACTTTTCTACTGGTGTTTTAGCGCTTTTAGGAGCTTATAAGCAGTACGATATGTACGAGCAAATGGGCGATATGTACGAAGCACAAAAAGAGTACCTTGATGAAACGAGGGAAATTATGAGCGATAACTACAACAACCTATTCAAGCCACAATACCAAGCGTCAACAGGTCATTTGTGGGGATACGTCAATAACTGGGGTAAGGGAGTAATTGAAACGGCAGCGGCTTGCGGCACACGTATCTGCGAGTATGTACGCGACCAAGAGGTATTTAACCGTGCAATGGCACAAGTACCATCGTTTGTTAATAAAGCAAAACGAGTCGGTATGCGCTCACTCAAGCGCGGACAAGTCGGCACATGTTGTGATAATGAGTTTCGGTTCGGCGCATTACAAGCTGGACTATTGACGAAAGCGCTAAACCTAGCAGAGAGATACGAAGATGATAAAGCACTTCGCTGGAATCAGTTTTATTGGGTGCGCATGACTGGCGCAGCAGCTATGGCTGGCAACCAGTATTCAGTGGCTGCAAATTTGGTCAATGGCGCGGCAAGTGGACTAAGCAACATTGTCGGGCAAATGGGGCAAAGCGTATCGCAGGGCGCTCAAATTGCGGATATAGGAATGAATGCGCTAGGAAATAAGGCTAACTTCTGGGGAGGTCTTGGAAGTATTGGCGGGACTATCCTTGGGAATAATCAAGGCTCAGGCTCTGTAATGCCAAGTATGAACATATTTGGAGGTGGCTCACCAACAACAAGCTCGACTAATTCAGTTGTGCAATACTCTCCATCATTTAGCTCTAGTGGAGGCTATGGAATTGGTGAGTTGGGTAGTGGAACTTACGGGATACTGTAAAAGGAATAATTATGGCATATCCAATAATTAAAAGCGTTTTTGATAACTTTACTACTGCATATCAAAATGCTAGAGAAGCACGAGCGCGAGAAGAGCGTGCTAAAGAGTTGTCTATGCGTGAATTTGACGCAAATCAGAGGGCGTGGAATCAGGACTATAGAATTGGTGACGAGTACACAAACTATATATCTCCAGCTAACCAATATGCGCTTCGGGGATTTGGATGGGCTGATGAACTTAGAGCTGCTGCTCAAGGTGGCAATGTAGCAATTGCAAAAATGAATAGTGGAGCAAAAACACAATTTGCAACGCCTGAAAATCAAGCGCTAATAACGCAAAGCGCAACTGATAAGTTAAAGCAAATAGCGTTTGAGAATGCTGCTTTCAATAATCTAACACAGCAACAGAAGATGTTGGTAGTGAACGCACCATACACTCAAAGAGCTTTAATTGGAGCGCAGACGAATGAAGATTTCCAAAATTGGTTTGACCCAAATCAAGTTGCAGGGAGAAAACAAAATCAAAAAGACCTTACAACGCTTGGCAGGATTAATAATGAATATAACATTGGTATAGCAAATTCACAATTAACTGAAATGCAAAATGCAGAAAATAAATCAACTACAGAGAAAGAAACAGCAAGACTTTTGAGCAGAAACCCAGCGCCAACAACATCATCTAATAATTCATCTACGAACCCAATGCAGGGTATGGTAAATAGTAACAACTCAGAATTGAATAAACTAATTATTGCAAGAGATGCTGTAGTGTCTGAAATGACTCCAATGATTAGGTCAGGAATTGGTATGGAAAATGCAAAATATCAAGCATTGAACCTAAAATTGGCGGCTATAAATGATGCCATATTGCAGTCCAGAGTGAACCAAATACCAAGATAAAACCTATGGCTGATTTCAATAATTACATCAACACAATTCTTGCAAAAGAAGGTGGGTATGTTGACGACAAATCCGACCGTGGCGGCAAAACAAAATTTGGGATTTCTCAAAGAGCTTACCCAAATCTTGACATTTCAAAACTAACATTGCCACAAGCTGTGGAGATATATAAACGAGATTACTGGGATAAAATAAACGGTGATAACCTGCCAACATCAATAGCAATGAACGCTTTTGATGCGGCGGTTAATCAGGGTGTTGGGTTCGCAAAAAGTGCGCTTAATAAAGTTGGGTATGATAATGACGCATTTACAAAAGAGCGGCTTAACAAGTATGCAGCAATTGCTGAAAATGACCCTTCGCAAAAAAAGTTCTTGGGTGGATGGATAAATCGTCTAAGCGATGTTTCTGGCAAAAACATAGCAGGGAGTTTTTACAAAAGTGGCGGCAGCAATAGTCCTATGGCGATGATGGCTAGTTACAAACCACGCAGAGAATACGATACACAACAATCTGCGCCTATGAGCATAGCAAGCCTAGAAAATGAATTGCTATCTAACCCAAAGCAAGTTGCAAAACAAGCGTTTATGGATGACATGGTTGAAAGTGTAGCTATGAAAGACCCATACACAGCAGATTTAGAGATGCAGCTTTCAAAGATGTTTGACGATACAGAAATTTTACCGAAAGAGTACATGAATGGCTAACCAAGACGACCCTTTTGGCATTAACGACCTATTTGATTTTTCAAAATCAAGCACACCAAGTCTAGTAAGTGGATACAAGCCAAGAGACCCTATGGCTGAAATGGCTGCACTCGTTAAAGAGCGTAATGCTATGGATGTTCTTAGAAGCAAGCAAGTAGAAGCACAAAACCGCGCTGCATTTGACAATGAACTTGCGGATAAGGCAATGAACTTTGATGTCTACAAAGAAAAAGCCATTGCAAACATAGAAAACAAAACTGGCGTAAAGCTAATCGGAAAAGCAAGAACTGAGTTTGCTGACGGGCTTTATGATGAAATGTATAAATCACTAAAAAGTGACAAACGATATGCGCCTTTGCGTGAGCATTTCACAGCAAATACATTGAAGCCTAGCGACATGGAGGCTATTCAAGCATCAGCATTGAAAGAGCAGGCTAAGGCTGCTAAAAAATCGAGCGATGGATACTTTAGTGAAATATCATCTGGCTTCGGTAAAGGCTGGGATACGCTGACATTAGGAACAAAAATACAAGCAGGCACTAATAATAAATCCATAGCAGAAGATATTGCATTATCGAACAAAGAAAAGCCAAGCGCTGAAAAGAAAAAGTTTCAGACTGAGTTAGGTGATGTTGCACTAGAGTTTGATAAAGACCCAACTATTGGAAATGCTTTATCTGTAGCTGGTAAGCTTGTATCTAACCCTAAGTACACAGCAGGGATGCTTGCCGAATCAATGGGTTCATCTATCGTCCCATCACTAGCATCAATGTTTGCTGGGTCAAAAATAGGAGCACTTGCTGGTGGAGCTGGTGGCGCACTTATTGGAGGTGTTGGAGCAATACCCGGAGCGGCCGCTGGCGGCGTTGTTGGCGGGATTACTGGATTGGCTGGAGGAAATGTTGAAACAAACATTTTAATCGAAGCTGGTGGGAAGCTACAAAAACTAATTGCTGAAAAATATCCAAAAATTGATATGTCGGATAGTAAGCAAGTGGAGCAGGCTTTGATACTTAATCCATCGCTAAAAGATGAGGCTCTGGCATACGCGAACAAAAAAGGTGTTGCAACTGGGCTAACAGAAACTGCAATTGATGTTGCTACGCTAGGTGTTGGAAAAGCATTAAAAACTGCAAAAGGTCTAGCAAAAGGCAATAAGGCAGCAGGAGATTCAGTAGAGAATAGCATTACTCTAGCTGCAAATGCTGCTCCAAGTCGTTTAGGCAATGCTACCAAATACGCTGGCGCTGTTGGAATGCAAGGTGTAGGCGAAGCTGCTGGCTCTGTAGCTGGCTCACTAGCAGTTGATGAGAAAATAAACAAAGGTGAAGTATTAACTGAGGGGTTACTTGGTGCTGCTGGAGGGATTGCAGATATTGGGGCTATAAATAGAGTTATTGGTGGAAAATCATCTAGCAATGCACCACTACGACCAGATGCAACATTTGAAACTGATAACCAGCCTATTACACCGCCATCAGCAACACTCACTCCACAACAGCGTGCTGATTTACGCGCTATGCCGCAGGAAGAGGCGTTTACAGCTTATGCGACCACAACTGGCGCTGACTTAAATGACCCAGAAGTAAATAGTGCGGTTTTGCAGGAGTTTGAAGCGTTACGTGCAGAGCCAACTATCCAAGATGGTGTAGCAAAAGGAATTACAGCAGAAGTATTAAGTGGCTATGATGAAAAAACCAGTCCTATTAGAGCCTTAAAAACCACGCTGACTGGGGTAGACAAAAATACGTTATTTGATGGATTGACAGTAGGCGAAGACAACGATGCTGCAACAATATCTGCAAAAGTAGATGATGCTTTAGGCTTTATTTCCTCTGCTGTAAGTGGGAAAGGTAACTTTTCTAACTACACAGAGCCTGAATTTGTACAAATACTAGCAGATAAAATTTCCTATGTTGAGCAAGTAAACGCAGCTATTGCTGCTGATGAAGCATTGCAAGCAGTGACTGGTGAACCAACTAGAACATCTGCGGCAAAGAAAGTTGTTGTTGATGCAGATAATGCTACAAAAGCAACTCAAGTAGCTGATGCACAAAAAACTGCTGCCGAAACTAAGGCTGCGAAAGAAGCTGAAATCCTAGCTAAAAAGCAAGCTGATGAAGAGGCGCGAGTATCTGCTATAGAAGCGAAGCAAGACGCTATTGCTGCTAAAAAACAAGCCATACAAGATGCTAAAGACTTAGCTTCTAAAACTGCTGCTGAAAAGAAGATGTCAGCGCAAACAAAGAAAGAGCAAGATGCAGCAGAGGTGGTAGGAACTAGATTTATAAAGACAGAATCACAAGCTGATGCTCATGACAGATTACGCACATACTCAGAAGTTAGCGGAAAGCCATTAGCGGATGTAGTTTCTAAACACGCAGAAGATTACGTTAAGAAGACTGGTCGGACTGGTCAAGGCGGTGTAAAAATAGAGTTTCAAAAAGATACTCTCGATGTTCTAAACGGTACAAGAGAGCCGAAACCAAACTATGCCGATGCGTTAGAACTTGGGTTATCGAAAGATGAAGCTGGTGCAGTTGCTGGAATTCGCAAAGCAAATGAATCTGAGCGTGATTTTCAACCTAGAGCAAAAAAAGCAAAAGCAAAATATGATGTTGCTATTGAAAAGCAAGGGAGTGCTGGCAATCAGATGGGAAAGCCGCAAGTGACCCAGCTACAACAAGTTCCGACAGCGCAACTAGAGCAAGAATTGCAGAGCTTGAAGCAGAACTCAAAAGAAGGAGCGCCAAATGAAACCAAGACAACCGAGGGTGGACAACCCATCGTGGAAACTGCTCCAGCAGTGGATGCAAAACTGCCTGAGAAAGTAAATGCGAACAACACTAGAGCTAATGCTGACCGTGCTGATGCTGGCGTTGATGCTAACGTCAGCAGTGCTGTTCCTACTGGGATGCCTATTCCTGATACCAACGTACAGTCTAATACAGGGCGCGGGGCAACTGTGGCGAATGTGCCAGCGGATGTACAGCCAAAGGCGAAAGCGAATTTAAGCCAAGCAAAAGCAGTAAGCAGTAAAGTGGGGCGTGTATTACAAAACCGTAATAGACAAACACCTGACAGCATAGCGCAAATGACGGCTATTGCAGCAAACCCTATTTTTGACAAAGTTGCAGATTCACGCGAAATGGCATCAGGTGCGCCTGTTGTTTTTGCTGATTCTGATAGTTTGCCAAGCAATGTGGTTATGGGTAGAAAATCCACTGTTTTAGATGGAAAAAATAACCGTTACGATGTTCAATATGCAGTTGTAGAAGCTGATTCAGTTCTTGCGTCTAACTTGACGGACGGCTCTGTGGTCGCAGAATATGAAGCAGGTAAACCTAATACCGTCCGACCTGTTGCTGGTAATGGAAGGGCGGCAGGAGTAAAACAAGCCTACGCAAATGGGAATGCTGATAACTACAAAGCAAGCCTTGTCTCAGAGGCGGGAAACCTAGGGCTTGATGCAAATGCGGTAAATGCTATGCGTTCTCCCGTGTTGGTGCGTGTTATGCCGCAAGCCCAAGTAACAGATGATATTGGTGACTTGAGCAACATCAGCCAAACCTCTGCGTTATCACCTGTCGACCAAGCAAAGAATGATGCTAAACGTTTGCAATTAGATTCTTTGGAGTTTGATGATAACGGTGTGAAAATTGGCAGTGTAATTGCGTGGATAAACACATTACCAACATCTGAGGCAAGTGGATTAAGAAGCACTGGCACGGTAAGCAGACAAGCCATTGACCGATTAAATGCTGCAATTTTTTATAAGGCTTATGGCAGCGATGAACTTGTTAGACTTTATGCAGAAGCTACTGACGCAGAGGCGAAAAATATAATAACAGCGGCAGGCAATGCCGCACCTTTAATGGCGCAGCTAGAAGGCGCTGGAGAATACGATATACGCGGCGCTATTGTTGAAGCCGTTGGTATAGCGGTGGCTGCAAAACGTAAGGGCATACCGCTGAAAAACTATCTGCAAACTGTTGATTTTACCGAAAGTGGCGAGGGTGTCGCAGTTGCCTTAGAGTTCGCTGATAATGCTAGAAGCGCAAAAGCAATGTCGCAGAAACTGATGACACTAGCACAAGGAGCGATTGATGCTGTAGAATTGGTGAAAAGCAACAATGAGCAAAGCGGTTTTTTTGAAGCAGCTCAACCAAAAACACGACAACAACTATTTGGGGAATTAAACAATGCCGGACAAGCAGCAACCATCACAGAACGTAACCAGCAAAGAGCGGGTAATGTGGATGCAGGCAACAATGAACAAGCTGCCGAAAACGCCTCAAATCAAGGAAATAATGAGCAGAATGGACAAGAGCGTTCCACCTCAGAAGCCGAAGCCCTAACCGCACCAACCCGTGCCGATGTACTAGCACAGCAAGAACGTGCTGCCAAGGCCGAAAAAGCCCAAGCCGCAGCCGATAAAGCCGCTGACAAAGCAGCAAAAGAAGCCGCCAACAAGAAAGAGATTGACGCACGGCAAGAAGCTAGTGCTGATAATTTCCAGCTAGGACAAAGTGCCGAGGATTCTCTTAGTGGACAGAATGAGCTAAAATTCGCCCAAGTACAAAATAATGGTGAACTAAATGCAAGCTCAAAAGGATATGACGAAAGCAGCACCACTAAGCCATTCAACAGGCTTACCCGTGCAGTCCAGCAAAGCGAAGGCTATCCCATCGACGGAAGCGTCAACCCATACAGGATGGGTGTCATTGCATCCATCGAGCAACTCAACGCCATTGCCTCCGCATTTGGCAAAACAATCCAACCATTCTCAGTTCACCCCAGTCTTTTAAAGAGTTACGGGTTTTTTGAGGGCGTTACCCGTGTTGAGCCAAATTTAATTTACTTACGAAGTGATGTAACACGTCCTCACTTAGCCCTACTCTGTCACGAGTTGGCGCATCAACTGGCAAAAGATAATCCTAATCTCTACAAAGAATTTACGGATGCTGTTAAGCCATACATAAAAGCCAATTACCCTGACTTTAAATTAGAGCCTGCTGGGAAAAATGCAAAAGACAATGATGCTCTTAGAGAAGAGTTTATTGGAGAGGTTTTATCAGATGGTTTTTTAAATGAAACCTTTTGGGCAGAATTGGCTAATGGTAATAAAACACTATTTGCAAAGTTCATGTTTGCGCTTCAGGATATTTTCCAGAAAGCGGTCAATGCACTAGGAAGCCAGCGCCGAACAGAAAAGTACTTGTCAGACTTTGATGCTGTAATGAAAATTGCAGGCAAAGTCATGGCGAAGTACGGCATACAGCCAGAGCCGCTGTTCTCACAATCCACCACTACCACAAACCCAAGCAACCCTAAAGCTATCCGCACAGCCATAGAAGGCATATTTAGCGGCATGAAAGATGCTTGGGCTAGGGTTAGTAAGAGTACGGTTGTACTAGCAGAAACAGACTTACCCGCACTTCTAAAAGCCAAGCCGTATCTCAAAGCCGTTCAGAACAGCATCACTGCATATCATGGCAGCCCGTACCGATTTAATGAATTTAGCCTTGAGCATTTAGGCAGGGGCGAAGGCGCTCAGGCTTATGGCTGGGGTTTGTATTTTGCTGATAGTAAGGACGTTGCGGAATGGTATAGGACTGGGTTGACTAGCGCATTGAAAATAAGGTTGGCTGATGGGGTGATTATTGCAGAAAGCACATACCCAAATAACTCTATTGAAAAAATGGCAATAGGAAGAGTCTTTAGTCAAGTCGGTAAAAATCCAAATGCAAACATTTCAAAAGCATTTAAAGATGTAATTATTGATGCTAGACGGGCAAGCGGAGAATCTGCGGATATTCGACTGCGTGAAAATGCAATTGCCTCATTTTTAGAGAAAAACCTTTCAGGTCAATTATCTATTGTTAAAGATACTGGTCAAACCTACCGCGTCAACATTAAACCAGACGAAGACACATTCCTGCTATGGGATAAGCCACTGAGTGAGCAGCCGCAGAAGGTTAGAGGTGCGCTTAATCCATTGCTGACAAAATATAATGATATTTATTTGCAGACAAAGGGCAAGGATGGCTGGAAAGATGTTCCATTACGAGACATATATGTATCATTGTCAGCAGAGCGTAGATTAGGCAGCCCAAAAGATGCAAGCCTAGCCCTTCAAAAACTAGGCATCAACGGCATCAAATTCCTAGATGGTACAAGCCGTGACAGTGGTAAAGGCAGCTACAACTACGTTGTATTTGATGATAAAGCTGTTGAAATTGTAGAAGCATATTACAGCCGTGGTGACGATGCAAAAGTACAAGCGTTCTATGACCCTACAGATAAGAAAATCTACCTAATCGCTGACCGCATAGAAGCAGGCACAGAAGCAAGCGTATGGCTACATGAAGTTTTCCACAAGCGCGGCGAGGAATTGCTAGGCAAGGATAATCTGAAAAAGCTGTATGACAATGTGCAAGGCTGGAAAACACGCAAGCCTGATAGCGTAGAGCGTCAGATTTACGAGGCAGCAAATGAACGTGCAAGCGCATCGACGGCTGTAATCATGCCAGAGAATGTGTTAATAATTGGTCGCAATGGGTTACTTAGCGCATCCGAAAACTACACTGCGGCTAAAAATGGCGATGTAATTGCAGCCATTGAGGTGATAAATGAAACTCTTAGTAAAGACGATATTAACAAAATTGCTAATGAGGCAAAAGACTCAACCATAGTTCCAGTAATAAACTTTAGCGAGAAAAGTGCCAATCGGATTCCGCAGGCAATGGCAATAAAGATACATTCAGCAACTGGATTGCCATATGATGTGTCAGTGCTAAGGAAATCGCCAGATGGCAGGACAACCATGAATGGCATTGATAGGCTATTCGATACGCCTAAATTTAATGGCGAAGTAGTCCGTGGGAAAAAGTATTATTTGCTGGACGATACAGTTACAATGGGCGGAACTCTAGCTGCAATGTCAAAATACATTACAGACCGTGGTGGTATTGTTACTGGTGCTGCTGTAATGACTGGTCAAGAGCGTAGCTCTACACTTGCAATAACGCCAGAAACACAAGCTAAATTACGAAAAGAAGTTGGAGAATTAGAAGGAGCATTCTATGAAGAAACAGGACGCAGATTTGACGAACTCACAAACTCAGAAGCAGGATTTATCCTCAGAGACGTGGGAAAGTTTAGGGCTAACTTGGCTGCGCGAGGAAACGGACAGGGCGACGGAAATAATGCTCAAAGCCTTCAAAGAGCAACCTACCAACAAGAGTTCATAACCTACGCAATTGAAGAGGCAAACAACCTAGGCGTTAAACCTGACGCAAGCAAAGGCACTATCACCGCTGCTGGCTGGCTGGCTAAGGTTAAGTCACTATTCACTGCTGCACTACGCAAATTAACAGGTGTAGCAAGTGATATTAACCTGAGCGCAAATGACCTGATGGCTATGGCTTATGGTGCGGCTAAGTTGGAGTATGAGGGTTTGACAGATGGAGCGCAGGGCGATGGCGTAGTTGCTACAAGCCTAACTCCATTCGACGGCATAGAAAAAGCAGTTACCCCACTAGGCAATACCAAGACCGTAACCGTTGACGGCAAAGAGTACAGCGTATTCAACTCAGACGGCAAGCCTATTCACCCGACAGTAGAAGGTGTGCGTAACTTTGTGCGTTGGTTTGGTGATAGCAAGGTTACTGACAATGGTAAAACGATGGCGCAGGGTGGCAAGCCTATGGTGGTTTATCATGGGACAAATTCAGATTTTAGCGAATTCAAGCCAAACAACGCGCTTGGAGGTTTGATTTTCTTAGCAGAAACAACGGATGAGGCAAATGTATTTGCGGGAGCTAGAGGCTCAAACATAATGCCCGTTTATGCCAAGGCAATAAAACCATTTAAACCCAATACAACCCATGACTCTATAAACGAAATTAAAATAGCAGCAAATGCAAAGCAACATGGTCATGATGGCTTTAAAGTAGCAGACAAAGGAATTGGCGGAGCACAATACAGCGGAGATAATTGGGCTGTTTTTAACCCCACT